ACTAAAATAAGATTTAGTTCTATCAAAACTATTATTCTTAATTACATTATAATCTAGTATCTCCATTTATAACAACATTTTTAATATGAGATGGAACTCTAGCAACGCCACTTCGTTCACCATAATCTATATGAACAGTTCTACCAATATAAGATTGAGAATCGAATAAAACTTCCTGTTGAACAATATGACTAGTACTTAAACGAGTTTCAAACTTTTCATTATTAATATCATTTTTACAAAGAAGAATAGGTAAATCACGTTTCTTTTCTTTATAAATATCAAGAATTATAAAATCTCCTTCAGTAGCATCTTTAAACTTCTCCATATAATTAGCTCTACGTCTACCATATTGATAATCAGTTTCAGCATTACGAAGTATAAGACCTTCAAAACCTAGATTAATAAAATGATTTCTAGCGTCAATAGCTTCATTATCATTAGTAATATATCCGCTAGGAAGAATAATTAATTGTTCTTTATTATTATAATGTTCTTTAATATTATTAAAGCGAGTAGGCATTTTAATATGATAACGATATGTATTTCTATGAGTTTGATTACCTTCCATCATAATATCATAACACCAAAACTGAAGAAGTTTATTTTCAACACAATTAGCATCTTTAACAAAATGATTAATTTGATTAATAGTATAACCCGGAAGATAAACTTCACCATCAAGTGCTGCAAATCCATTAATCATATCGTCGATAATATTTGTATTAATAGTAGCAAGCAAATAATCTTCAAGATAGCCAAGAGTATGCCAAATAAGACCTTCACGACTTTGGAAACGAAGCCTAACAGGTTTAAACATATCATTTTGAGTATAAGCAGTAACAATACAACGAAGACCATTAATCTTATACTGACCATACATACAACTGACTTTTTTCCAAACATTACCACTATACGTTTTAGCAAGCATTGGAAGTAGAAGATTAGTATTTCCATTACTAAGGTCTTTAGGCAGATAAGTATTTAGAAAATTAAATAGAGTATCATTATCTCCATCCTCCACGGGGGGTAAACCCTGCATATCACAAAGTTCATCAAGATATGTATATCCTTTTTTAATCTTATCGTTATATCTACTTTCAAGTTCTTTTTGACCATCTTTTTGAGTAACAGCATAAACTTCTTTACGAATATTACCTCGAACAAGACCATAAAAAACAGTGATACTATTAGTACCACTGTCAAGTTCAGCCCACCAAACAGTAGGCACACCATTGTTATTTCTACGATAAAGTTTATTCATTATGTTCACTTATTTTTAAACCATTAAATGCAAAACTAACAGCTTTACCACCTAGAAGTTTAGCTTTACGCTGAGCAATCGTTTCCTTTTTAGGCTTAATAGCCTTTGCAATACCGGTGCTAACATCAATGGGTTTACCTGTAAAGACATCTTTTGATTGATTAACTCTGCTAGCACTTCTAGTGCGTTTCCTTGGTTCTTTACTATAATATCGTACTGGGTTTCTTCTCTCGAAATCAAGATTTTTTTCATGTATATCAATAATTCTTTTAATAATACTATTACGATAATCAATATAACTTTGAGCTTTTTCTGGATGATATTCTAGAATAAGATAAAGTTTATCAAGAATATATTCAATACTAGAAAGAGTAATACGATAACTATAATTAATAGTTTGTCTAGGACGAGAACCATCAGGATAAATAATAGTACAATCTAAATCTTTAATATAAGATTCAATTGCATCAGCCATTGTAGATTTATCAATAACATAATTAATATATCTAATATCTCTATCATCTAGCTTTTCTTCATATCCTTTTATTATCATAGATTTTCTTTCTTACATTTATAAATAATAATACGAGCTGGCTTACCTATAAGACAATGATTATATTTAAACCATTCAATAATATCAAATGTAGGATAAGTTTTAGCTATTCCTTCAACAAGAGCATAACCTTCTTGATAATTAAAATTACTATGAATAGTTCCACCATTATCAGTATCAAGTAAGCTAAACTTTTTGATATATTCAACGTCATTATTAGAAGATAGATTAATTTCTCCATAACAATAAATATCTTTTTTATCAATACGTTTATTATCTATATCAAGATATTCAAATTTATCAAGATTTTGTTCATCCTCTTCAGTAATTGGACGCATAACAGTATATGTAATACCAGCTAAACTTTTAGTATGGCAAAGTATTACTTTCTTCCGTATCCCAAGTAAATTCAGTTTCTTCTCCATAATTATCTTCTATATATTTAACAACTTGTTGAGTTAATTCATTAATAACATTTGTAGAATAACTACTTCTCAATTCTGCAAAATCTTTAACACCAAGTTCTTTAGGAATAATAATAGGTATAATATCATAATCATTCTTAAGAATCACAGCTTCCATAAGACCAGTTCTATCATTATCCATAAGGCTAATAAGAAAACCATTCCGATTAAGTTTACTACGAAGCCAATCATATTCAATTTGACGAAGTTTATAAGTTTCATGTGGAATATTAACAATACCAATAGTCTTAGATTCAATGGTAGACCCCCCGTAGAGGATGGAATGATTAATACTCTTTAGATAACATTCAAGACTTAATCTATCTTTAGTAGATTTAGTTATAATAATAACGTCATAATTATCTAATTCAAGATTAATAACTCCTTCAATAGTATTACTATTAGTTATAAACTTAACTTCAGTTTTCTTATTCCTATTTGGAAAATACAGTTTAACATTAACTATTCCTCTTTTATCTTGCCCAAGAACGTAACCATAACATAAATCTGTTTTATTTTTATCATAAAAATATTTAGGAATAGGATTAGTTGAACGATTAATATAAAATTGGTCAACAGGATAAACAAAATGAGTATTAAGAAAATTAAGATTAATACCAAATTGTCCCCAATACTTAGCATCTAAATTATTCCACGGACGAGTAACAAGTTCAATAATAGGTTTATGATTACGTACATTACTAATAGCCCTAGCAATATTATAATCGTTGTTTTCATCTTTATCTTGTCCATAAATAATATTTCTAAAAGTATAAGCAATATGTTTAAGAACAAATAGAAATTGACTTTTAATAGAAATATCAATTTGCTTATGAACAATTTCAGAGAGTACAGTTGCAGCAGCATCTATACAATCTCCCCACCAATATCCAGCAAAATCTCTTCCTTTAAGTTTATTCCTATTATCATATCTAAAACCAAAACTAGGATGAGTATCTTCACGAAAAGGACTAGATATAAATTCTCCTGTATCTATACAATGTTGTATATCTTCAACACTAATTCCAGTATAAGTGCTAAAAATAGTAATTTGACTAACTTTAGAGAAAATATAATCTTTAGTTAAAATAGTATTACTAATATTTCTTTTCATAATATTTCTAATTTGACCTTTATCGTGAACATATAAAAAAAGAGGACTAGGTACTAAAATAGTACCCAATCCTCTTACATACAACTATTTAACTAACTTTAATTTTTTAAAATGGCAAATCTTCTGTTGGATTAACAAAAGCACCAGCAGCATCATTACCACCACCAAATGGACTAAAATCTCCACCGCCATTAAATCCACTAACAGGATTTATAGGAGCAGCAGTTTGAACACCGGGCATTACACCTACACCGGGCATAGCAACATTTGGTTGTTTAGCTTGTTCGGCAGATTTTTGATAAACAATACTTTCTTTATAAGGGTCAATATGCAAACTAGGAGCAGATTGTTCTTTATAAAGTTCAATAATTCCATCATTGATAAATGTAGGAAATCCTAAATCACCAAATGAAGATTTACTTCCAACAACAGCACGCCATTTACCATCATTCTTAACGAAACGAAGAAGCTTCATCCAAATAGTAATAGGTTTACCTTTAGCATCATTATAAACAGGTTTACCATTATTGTTAAGTAACTTAACATAATTTTCAAACACAGTTTTATAACCAGCTATAACTTCCTCAGCCTCAACAGGTACATACTGCATATTTTCATCAAAATCTTCAAAAGGCAAAGTAAGAGCATCAATTTCTTCTTCTGTTAAATCACGACCTTTAAGAACAAATACATTATATATATGTTTCATAAAGCGGAAAATGTTATCAACTTTCCAAGCACCTTTACCACCGGGAATAGTTTCAACATTACTTTCAGCAGGAAGAAGACGTTGAGTTACATAACGACGTTCATTGATATTTTCATGATTACTAGCAAAAGTAAATGTAAGATAAGGAATACTCATACCAGCAAATGAAGGCATACCTTGAACATCATCTTTCAATGTAGCCCAATCAACTTTAACATCTTCAAGATGACCAATAAACAAGCCATTAGCTTTATTACAATCAGTACGTTCATCAAACTTTTTACGAGTTACATCACGTAAATCGTTATTAATACCTCTACCTCTACGTTTTTTAGGAGTTTGTACTTCTGCATTAGCAGTTTGTTCAGCACTTGCTACAACAGTAGCTTCATTCTTAATTTCTTTTTCTGTCGACATAATTAAAGTAATTAAAAGAATTATTATATAAAATAAGAGCTGCACCATTAGCAATACTAACAATGCAGCTCTATGTTCAAGATACTATATTTCTAGGACGAAGATTTGATTATTCAGCAGTTTCTTCTTTTTCAGCTTTCTTACCGATACGAACAGGTTCTTCATCTTTATATTCGGTAAGCATTGCAATCTTAACAACAATATCTTTATGACCGTTATTAACAACAGCTTCTTGCAAGTTATCAATATCTACTGTATAAACACGATTCTTAGAAGTAGCTTCTTCATCAGTCATATCAGCTTTCAACTGTTTCCAAACATTAGAATCAGTAAAGTTAAGAGTTACACCAATACCAGACAAAGCAGCAGTATTAGCACACTTAGAACCTTTAATCTTAGCAACTTCATCACCTTGAATACAGCTAACCAAAAGTTCTTTCTGTTCATCTTCGGTAATACCTTCACGACCAAGAGCAGCTTTCAGTTCTTCATTAGAAGAAGATAAAGCACCTTCAAGAGTTTCTTGGAAATAAGTATTAACATACTTAATCTTATCATTCTTAGTCATACGAACACGAGTAGTGCAAGGATTACCATTCTTGTCTAATTCAGCAATACCTTTAGCCAAAGCCCAAATATCAAATTCAGCATGAACAGCCATAGCAGCTTCGGGAGATTCAATATCCAAACCTTGTTCTTCACAGAAAGCAACAACTTCGGGTACTTTATTGATAATAGCATTATCAATATTTGCACAGTTATTAATGAACATTACATATTCACCATGAGCAATGCCGAGAGCTTTAGAAACTTGGGCAGTCATACGGAAACTACCGGGAGTAGAAACAACTACCAATTCAGGTTCTTCACTAGCTGCTCTTTGACCAGCATTAACAATACCCATACCAAAACTCAAACCTTTCTTAAAGTCTTTCATAATTTTTGTAATTTAAAAGTGAATAATATCAGTCATACGACTGTTTTGTTTAATAATAATTTCTCTAGTTTGTTTATGTTATTGAATTTCAGTAATATCAATAATATCTTCATTACTCAAATCAATACCTTGCATAGTCTTTAATTCTTCTGTGCTTAAACAGCCCATAATTAAATCATTAGCAATTTCACGAGCACCATAAACAAATGCTCTATGACTTATCATTATTTTAGGATATTTCTTATAAGTATCTTTTTCAAAACATCCAGCAACAATAGCATCTTTATAAGTAAACTCACCAGTAGCAACCATATTACGTTCTCCAATTTTACGATAAAAACGATAACTAGTAATATAATCAATAGGAACAGCAGGTATTCTATAAACAGGAACTTTACCAGTAGAAGCAATTTGTTTAGCTTCAGCAGTATTAGTAGCTATTTCAAACTTACCATTAAGTTGATATTCTTTATATACATTACCATTATAATCTTTATAGTATTTAACAGGATAAACATATATATGTTCATGGTCTTTATCTTCTGCATTTTTAGTTTGTGCCTCTTTGGGAGTAAGACACTTAATACAGTCAAATGGAAGTTTATCTTCATCATAAGCATTAAAGCCATCTGTATATTCGTACAGAGCGCGATAATTATCTACTTTTTCCCAACTCACGCTGCCTTTGACAAGTAATGCCTTAATAATGTGAACATCAACACCTGTTTTACCTTGAACTACATGAATATGTTCAATGCAAGTAGAAAATGGAAGTCTAAGGTCTTTAGCTCTCATTGCAATAGCAAGACCATCTTCAACAGACTTAATACCACATTTATCACTACGCATAACACGTTTGATAAATACTTCAAGACTTGCAATTTCAGCTTCACTCATATAATTAAGCTGATATGGAGCAACAGAATGTTGAACACCATGTTGTTTTTCAATACCACTATTACTAACAGCAACAGTAGTATCATTAACTTTAACTTCTTTATCTTCGTCCATTCTATCAAAGAGCGATTTTGATTACACAACAAATGTAACTATTATATTTATACTAGCAAACAATATCATCAAAATTTTGAGCACTAATATTAGAATTAACATTCTGTATAACTTCATGGTTAGCCGATAACTTTTCCTTTTTAAGACTTGCTTCTTCGATAGTACCAGCTATATAAAGTTTATGTACTTTAAGTTTTGATTGACTACAATTAACATTATTATAACGATAGATAAGTTCATCTATGGTATCACATAAAGGTGAGGTTAAAATCCATTCGTCTACGCTTGTTTCTAGGCTGTCAGTTGAATTATTTTTTATAGATAATACTCTTAATAAGCCATCATTAAAAGACTTCAAATTCAGCGTGGAAATAGCCTTAGATTTGATTATACGAGCAGTCCCTTTCTTGCTTCCAGACTTGTACAAAACAGGAATACCATTACTATCAACTAGAACTTTATCCTCAATTTTATCATGATAATCACCACAAATTTCACCTAATTTATCATTAATATATTTAGTTACAGTAGCAGCATATTCACCTCTCTTACTAATAATAAGAAATCGTTTATCAGGATTATCTTTAATAATTTCAACTATTCTTTCTAGCTTACAAACATTATCAGAACATATAAGCATACGTTCACGAACAATATTATAAAAAGTCTTAACTCGTTCAGCAAGAACAAGAGGATTATAACATTCATCAATTTGTTTACTAAAAGGATTAGTCATATCCATATCAGCACTCCATCCATTATATTCAGCTATTTCTGTAATATATTGAATAGCACTACGTCCATCTTGAGTACCATTTCGAGCACATTTAATATTATCAAGATTACCAAATACTTGAATAGTTTGAGTAATAAATTCAGTATATTTATCGTAATTAGCAATATCATCTTGATTAACAAACAAAATTGGCTCTCTGTGTTCCTCTACGGGGAGTATGGCTCGCATACCACTAGAATTTAGAATATTATTAATAGGTGGAATATTATTATAAATCTTAGTTAACGTAGAAGTATCAATAGTTTTTTCAGTTAAAATCATAAGTTTAAATCTAGCATGATTAAAAACTGTATTACAAGATAAATTCCATTCATTAACTCCAACAACAATAGAAATATCATAACTATAATTATATCTACTATTAACATAAGTATGAGTAAGAATATTAATAGTATCTATATTTATATTATGATTTTTAAGACCATCAACAATTTCAGTTCTTCTTTTCCAATTATCTGTAACAATAAGTATTTTAATATTATCATTCTTATTTCTCATAAGACTAATAATTCTACTTATAATTTCACAATAATCAACAGGTGGAACACAATTAATAGTTCCAATACCTTTATATTCTTTAGAACCCCATTTATTAATTAGTCTATCATAAGTTTCTTCAACTATATTTCTCATCCAAAATCATCTTCATTAAAAATAGGATTATACATACCACTATATTTTTTAATTTTACTTTTACCTTTACCTTTAGGAGAAATTTTAAGTTTGATAGGATTAATAATCTTCATAGCTTCTTGATAATAAAATTTAAAATTAATATCTCTAAGAGAAATATCTTTATCATCAAGACTATTAATAACTGTTACAACAGAACCAGCTGCCATTCTACTACGAGAACCATTTTCATTATGAACTTTCTCAATAATATAACCTCTATTAGAAACATAAAATCGAACATATCTTTGGCAAACAACATGAGTAACTTGCCCATTTTCAATCTTAGTTTCTTCTACATGAAATTGTCTACCTACATTTTGAGTAAGACAAAAGTCAAGAATATTAGTAGTTTCTTGAAGAGTATCCATTACAGGTTTATTCTTAAGAAAATAGTTTTCAATAGCTTGAGCAACAATAGGCATAGAATAACCTTTAGTTAAATCTAAAGAATACATCATAGGATTAAAAGCACCTTTAGATTCAATTTTAAGTTTACCTTTAGACCTAAATTGAGTAATATAATTATTAACATCACGAGCTATAAGACTATGAACAACATCACTATCTGCTTGCATTCCAGTAATATTTTGCCACCAAGTAGTAATTTCTTTAAATTTATCTTCTTGACTAGCATAAACTTTTACCATAATACCATCAGTATTAGCACTAATAATATGAATATTATCTAGTTCAAGAGCTTCGCATAACATGAGAAGCATAAGTTGTCCATTAACAGTAACTTTAAGAACAGCAAGACGGTCATATAAATCTCCTTTTTCAAATCCAAGTTTACCATAAATACTATTTATGACAATCTTTAGAACTAAAGCAAGAATATCTTTAGCAATTCCATCTATGTATTCTTCTTCGCTATGTTTCACATCAACACGTTTTTGTTTCATCCAACTAATTAAATTACAAAAAGCATTTGTATCAATATGAGCAGGAGCAACTTTATGAACACCTATTATACTAGGATAAAAACTAGCAACATCAAAATGATAAATGGTAAAAGGTTTACCCCCCGTGGAGGATGGAGTTAAGTAATCACCATAAGGAGTAGTTGAATATAACTCCATAGGAACATCTTGACTATGTAAACCTCCAGTTGCAAGAGTATAAGTTATATCTCCAATTTTAACATTCTCACTAAAAGCATCTTTATTAACTCTATAAATTGTAGTTTTATAAAGTTTATCAAGTAAATCTTGAAGTTCTTTAGTTTTGAATTTAATAAAAGGAAAAATAACTTTTTTAAAACTCATAGCAGTTCTTTCAGTTTTCTTACCTTTCCATTGTTCAGGAGCAAGACCACTAAATTTACTATAAAATTTCTCAAAAAGAATATCAGCAGTGTTACTACGACTAGAATTAAGAACATCTACATCATATGCTTTACTAATAGCATAACGAGATTTAATTTCTTCTGGATAAAGACGAACTATTTCAGCTACAATGAAAACATCATTAAGATTATAATACATCATAGGTTCAATATATTCATCAAGAATAAATCTATCCCATTTATCTACTAGTTTATTAAGCTGACTAATACTCATTCCTTTAAGACTAGGAATTTCATCATATAGTTCAGCTTCTTTTTCATTAATATCAGGAAGTTCATATTCTAGAAGTTCATACCATTGAAGATTAATAGAAGTTTGCTTTAAACCTTTAGGAACAGGTTTACGTTCACCTGTTTTACTATCTACAACTACACTTGCTTTATTAAGAGCAAATATACGCATTACATCAATACCTGTAAATGGTAGTTTATATTTTCTAAGACTATTAAGATAAAAATCAGTTTTAAATTTATCTTTATCATCTTGACTAGAAATAATAGTTTTACTAGTTTCATATAACTTATTAATAAGTTCTTTCGTACTATTCGTACGCATATAAAAACTAAGTAAAGCAGCAATCATAAGATTATCATAATTGAAATTATTAAATCCATACAAGTCAGTACGAATAATATTTCCATTAGAATCTTTATAACATCTAGTCTTATTAATATAACCTATCATAGAAAGTAATTGACTATCATCTATATCTGTTATATAAAACTTATATTTTTCAACAGTTTTAAGACGAGCTTTAATTTCTTCAACAGATAGTTTTTGAACTAAAGGAATAGGTTTATTATCAGCATTAACACAATCTTTAAATACTTTAAGATAACTATTAATACTAACAAAAGTAACAGAAAAGAAATTTCTTAAAACTTCAACATCATAAGCTATACAATTAATCATTTATACTATACCATAATTATTTCTATTTTTAGTAACCCAATTAACATCATCAGCAAAACGCTGTTTAAATATATGATAAAGATTATCATCTTTAAATTTAATAAGAGGAGAATAATTACTAAATACATATTTACCACCAGTAGCCATAAATCTAGGAATTGGATTATCACTAATACTACGATAAGCATCACCAAATATAAATAGATACTTATAATTAATTCTAGCTAATTCTTTCCATAGAATATTACGACATTTATCAATAGCAGTAAGATATGTATTATAATTATTAGAACAAGCACATTTAATACTATAAGTCATATACACATCTTCAGTATTATTACGTCCAGAATATTCATCATAAAGATTACCAATATTAGTAAATAATTGATAATCATCACAATAAGCTCTATCACCTCTAGGAAATAGGAAAACAATATCTCCATGAATACTTCCTCTACCACCTTGTATATATCTACCTGTATTAAATATACGATTTGGACATCTAGCACAATCAATATATTCGTCAACAGTTTTACTTGCCATAAGATAATACTAATTGATTACTAGCGCGAGAACAAGCAACATACAATCTACGAAGCATTTCATCTCTATTAGTATAAGGATGACCATATTTATCATAAATCATATCGTTAATATCTACAAATACATTTTTATAAGTAGAACCTTGTGCTCTATGAGAAGTAATTGCAAAACCATAATCTAAATCTCTACTAAATAAAATCTTACCATTACTATTCGTAATATTAGAAGCGATAAGATATTTACGTTTAAAATCAAAATATTGTTTCCATTTACTTCCACGTTCAGAACTACTAGCTTTTTTAGCATCATCAATAAGACTAGTCAACTTCTTATAATACATCTGAAATGTATAGTTATCATAATGGTCAATAACAAATAAAGGTTGAGTTATAGCACCACCATGAATAGCTTGAAACTTAATAAGAAATCCTTTAAACTCATAATCATTATCAATTGTATCAACAATATCTTTAACAATATATTCTTCACTATTGTTTATAATAATATCATTAAAAACATTAACAACAGTAGTATAACTCATTATTAAATCATTACGAGTAATAAGACTTTTATCAGCATCTTGAATAATCATATGTCTTACATGGTTATTCCATTGTGCAACACGACTATTAGTATAAGCTATAATACGATACAAATCAATATTTTTAGTATATTCTTCATCATTAAAACAAGTATCAATTAAATCAGAAAATTCAGTTTGACCACAAACATAAAATCCTTTAGTTTCTTCATTATAATCTTGTCTATTTTTAGATATATAATCAAGAAATCTCCATCCATTCTTATTATCTATATCTTCTCGAAGAAGTTTAAGAAGTTTACTAATAGGGTTATTATCTCCTTGTCGTACAATTTCTTTAAGATAATAAGTATTACTAGCAATAAGAAAAGCTTGACTAGCTTTCTCATTAACAGGAAAAAGTTGACTAGAATCACCAAGCATTATAACTTTAATTTGAAGCTTTTTACATTTATTACTAATATACTTAACAAGTTTAGCATTAAGCATAGAAGCTTCATCAATAATTAAAACTTTAAGACCATCTAGTTTATCTTTTCCAACAGGATTAAAGGCAGGATTCTCAGGGTCAAAATTTTCAATATTAACATCAAGTCTAAAACCAAATAATGATTGAATAGTATTAACTTCTTTTCCACCAATAGAATTACTAAGAACTCTACAAGCTTTATGTGTAGGAGCAGCACAACCTATAACACCACCAGACCATTTGCAATTATTAATAACATATTTAATAACAAATGTCTTACCTGTACCTCCAGCACCACAAAGAGCATTAATATATTTCTTATCATCCCAAGGCTGTGCAAGAAACTCAATAAGTTCATGCACAGCTATTTCTTGGTCTTTAGTAAACTTAATGTTAGTATCTTTTCTATTACTATTAGCAATATTAAGATTACCAATCATTACAATTCGTTGTTTACATCAATAAGATTATTTTTAACTTTATCTTCATATTCTTTCCATTCTTGAAAAGCTAAAATAGTAGATTCACTATCACCACGATTATAACATGTAGTAATATGAAACAATTCCTTAGCAAAAGGCATTTTAACAATTTTACCTTTAGCTATAAGTCCAGCAGCAAAAGGAATATAAAATCTAGTATCAACAGTTTTTCTATTTTCACTATCTCTTATAATTTTAATTCTATGATTATATTCATCTAATCGACGAGCATAAACAACTTTCTTTCCTTTAGTTCTGTAACTTTCACCTGTAATGCTATATAGTTTACCATTGTATTCTACTTTATAAGTACCATCAATATATCTAATAATACCTTCACATTTAGCAACTATAATAATATATTTATTGACTATTCCTTTCTCTTTGGATTTACCTACAACTCCAAATGAGAATTTAAAGCTAACCATAGCATACTACTTTCTTTTAATAGTACGCATACGTTTATCAACAGCACGAGTAATACCTTTAAAAGTATTATCCTCTGCAAACTTAGCTTTACGAGCAGCCTTTTTAGCAGCTTTCTTAGCAGCAATTTCTTCATCACGTTCTTTTTGTTGTTGAATAACATCAACAATCTCAACATGATAACCACAATAATGAGAAAGAAAATCAATCTTACCACTAGTTCCATTACCAATAGCACTATTTTTAGCTACTTTAATAACTTTACTAGCAGGATTGATTCCAATAACAGCGTCAACATTATTAAGTTGACGAACAACAGAAACTTCATCATACTTTTTCATAAGTACTTTACATTTTTAAAGATTAATAAAACAATTATATTTAATAGTTAAAACTATAATAAGTTCAATAATAGTAAGATTAGTAGAGCCACTACGCTACGCTCCGTGGCGACCCCCCGTAGAGGATGGAAGCAAGCTAGTCATTAAACTTTCTTTCTAATAATATCATTAAAATTACTAGCAAGTTTACCAATCCTATCTTCAATTCTATCTAGTCTATTTCTATCTCTATTTCTTTTAACTTCCCATTGTTTATTAATATCGCAAATATCAATTTGAATTTTTCTAATCCAATTTTGAGTATCATTAATATCTCTAACAAGTCTATCTAGTTTTTTACTAACAATGGTAATTCTTATAAAAAGATATACAGATAAACCAAATATCATACCAAGTATAAAATGAGAAACATTTTCAATCATAAAAATAATGATAAAGTTTACGAATGAGTTCAAATCTAGTATCAGTAATATTATAGATTTTAAATGCTTTAGCAACAAAATCAAAATCACCATATTTAAGTAAAGCATCTATATAATCTTTAATATCACTAAGCCACATAATAGCACTAACAGAATACCTATCACTATCAGTATTAGTAATATATTGACCAATACCTTTAGCAATAGTATCAGCAGTTATATCATTAATAATAAACTTATCAGTAAACCAATTATCTTTTATATACTGTTTATCAGTATATTTATCACGAAAGGTTTTAGATAGTTTATTACATAAATCAATATAAGAACGAGCAGCAGTTCTATTATTATGATTAACAAATTGAACATCTTTAACTTTAAGAGTTAAGTTCATACCACATTCAATAATACGAACTTTAATTTGTTTTTTATCCTCATTAATATATAGAACAATAGCAAGTTTATCTTTCCAATAGCCAGTATTCAAAGTAACTATATCATAAAGTTTAACTTTAAATCCAGATGTAATAGTACCATCAATTTGTTTATAAGTAATATAATTCATAATAAAACTGTATTAAATTTTTAGTTTAACATTTATTAGCTAGTTCTTTTGCCCTGTATTGAACCCAATATTAATCGTGATAGATTAATCAGATTATATATGAAAATTCAACAGAGAGCAAAAGAACCATATCTATGAATGTATTATGAACATAAATAGTTAGTCATTACTAGCAGGCTCTGCATTTTGTTCATTATTCTTACCATCACGTTTAAGACGTTCTTTAAGAATATGTTCAGATACAGAACCAAGTTTACATTCACTAACACAACGACTAACACCTTTAGCATGAGTTACAGTATATACAATAGGATAATTAATATATTTATTATTACCTACTGTACGTTCGATTTTAGTAATTCCAACTTCGGTTACAATACCAACACAAACACCAAGCTTAGTTTGATTATGATATTGATAAGTATATTCCATATAAACTACTTGTCCTTTTTTAAACTTAGCTTGTTCTTCAATGTATCTATCTAATAGACCATCAAAAATAAAAGAATCATAATTATCCATTTTAATTATATATTTAAAGTTAATAATATACATACTAAAAAGCCTAGCACTATCTTCACAGACAATGCTAGGCAAACCTACAAATACGAAATCATATAAAACGAAATGTTTGACACAGACATTGTTATTACTAATTTCACAATCAATAATAACATCATTAACACCAAATCAAAATATGACATATAACACTTAGACTATGATAAATATTAATAGCACTATCTTCACAGACCGTACTATTACAAAAGTTACAATTAGAAATTAAAACGGATAATAGCAATATCATAGTTTCGGAGTTCAATTCCTCCATCATCAGCAAGTGAAATAATGCTATCATCTTCACAGATAATAGCATTAGAAATACAATCAAAATTATGTGGGATTATTTAGCAGATTTATTTGCTTTTCTACGTTTAAGTTCAGCATAAATTTCATCATTACTAACATTCTTAAACTTATTCTCTTGTTTATTATTATCAACAGATTGATTAACCATTTTAATAATTTCATTACGTTCTTTATAAGAACTATCAACAATATGTTGACCTATAAAATGATTAATTTTAGTATTAGCTTCAACAATATTAATAATCATATCTTTAGCATATTTAGGAAAAACAGCAATAATAGGTTTAAGAATATCTTTATCTTCAATTATACTATCCCAACGATTAATAAGCCAATCAAGTTCAAATCCATCTTCAGTAACAAGTTTAATAATATCTTCTTGAGTTTTACCAAAATTATTAATATATTTTTGTTCTTTAAGAACATATACAAATAAAGCTAAACCTCTAACATATTGGTCTGGAGATAAACCTTTATCTTTAATATCATTAATGAATTTATTAAGAAGATTACAATCTTCTTTATATTTACAGGTATCACAAGCAATATTATTAGATGTATTACAAGATTTACCAAAAACTTCATCAAGAATAACTTTAATATTAATATTTTCCATAATTTTATTTATTTAATCATAATAACCAAAAACATCATTTTCAGGGTCAACAATAGGACTATCATCAACTATTGGTTCCCAAGCAATATCGTCAAAATCTTGACTTAGACATTCTGCATGAATTTCAACACCTTCAACATTATTATTGAAATATGTATCATCTTCAACAAAATAAATATCAGTTCTTTCCATATCTTTATATATAAAATAAACTCCGAGTAGAGGATGATTATCATCAACGTGTTAACTATAACAAACCCAATAAACAAAATGGATAAAAATGGCAAGCAGATGAGAATTAGCTTTAACAAGCTCAACAGCACTATCCATCCTCTACGGGGAGTCTATACTACAAACTTAACTAGCCTCAGAATCTTTATTCTTTTTATGAAGTTCAGTTTCAGTATCAATCATAATACCAATAACTCGTTGACTATCACTAGCAACATCAGCATGAGCTTTAACTAAAGCATCAATGAATAAATCATCTGTATATCTATATTCTCTACGAAGTCCACCATCAGCAGTAACTCTAAACTTATTCCATAAGAAGTCAACATAAGCACCTTTAGAATTACATATTCTTCCATCATCTTCAAGAGCATGAAGAATATTAAGAGAAGTATGACGTCTAAATGCAGCATTGAATTTAACAATACAAACTACATCAAGAATATGTTGAGGAACATTAATTCCAACAGGAATACCACGTTTATCAGTCTTAACATCTTTAAAATCATTATCTTCATTAGCTTGACTAACAACAGTAGTTTGTTCTTCCTGTTTACGAACTTTACTTTGTTTCTTCTTCCTAGCTTTATTCTTAGGCTGAATAGTTTCACTACTAACAACAGCATTAACTTGTGTATCTTCTTCAGGAACAACAAGTTTACCTTCTTGTTTAGCTTCTTCTAAACTTTCAGCCATAGTTTTCTTTCTAGGCTTAGATTGAACATTACTAGTAACATTATCAAAATTTACCATAACACTTATAAGTTTAAGATTAATATTATTATCAGTAGCAATATTACTCTACTGAACAACACGACAAATATAATAATTAAATATAATACTCCAAATATATTATAATTTATTTATACTATAATTCTAACTAATAATCAATAGCTATATTAAAATAACTAAAATCATTATAGCAATAGGAATTAACTTACCACGAGTATAATAAATATCAATAGTATCAAGAGTATCATTAGTATAAAGAGAATCAGTAATATCAAGAATATTAAGAATATCATTAATAATACCACCAGTAATATTAGCATGACTAGTATTAATAGTAATTATAATACTGATAGTATTAATAGTGCTATTATTAGCTAGAACTAATGCTATTGGTCATTATGACTAGAAGTCTTATTAGACTTGATAATACTGTTAGAGCTAGTCTTAATAACGATTGTATGATTAATCGTCATGACGAACGTCAATGAGATGATAATGATGATGCTATGACTGAAACTGATAGTGATATAACTAGAGGTTATGGAGATTATAATGAAAGGTTATAGAGAGTATAACTAGAGGTTATAATGCTGGAACTAGAGATTATGATAGTATAACGAGAAGTTATAGGAGGTATAACGAAAAGTTATAGGAGATGAGGAAAGAGAGATTGGACAATAAGTTTAGATTGATTATTAGAAGTGTTATTAGGAGGATGAAGAGGATTAGGAAGAATACCAGCAGGACTAGTCTCTTCAGCATCACCATCTCCACACTCATCTCCACATTCACCACTACCAAACTCACCCTCATCTCCACATTCAACCTCAATTTAACCCTATTTGAACCACATCCAACTCCACCATCTCATTCTCCACGAACTCCACATTCACCACTTTCATCTCCACATACTCTTTCTCCACATTCAATACCTCTAGTCACCTCTAATTTCACCTCTATAACTTTTTATTATAAGAGTAAATCTCCATGACCAATATCACTAACAATATCATTAACAATATCAGTAATCACTAGTTCTATCTCCATTAGTTTCGTCATGACGAATATCATTAAGATTATCATCATGACGAGCTAGATTAGTAATGCTAATCCGAAGAACTTGTGAAACAAGTTCTGAAGCCTCACTAATTCCTATACTACTAGTATCACTAGTAGTATAAGTATGACTAACTCTAATTGTTAATAACTGTAATTATAACTAAATTAATATATAGCTAAATTCATGGGTAGACTCCCCGTGGAGGATGGATGATGAAATAACTAGCTAATATTCAGTAAGTTAAACATTACTACACCTGTATTTTAAACTAGCGTTATGCTATTGCAAGCTAGCTTGCTAGCATAGCTAGTTTAAAATATAGTAGGATGTTTGACATTACCAAATTTAGCTTGATTATTTTATCATTCATTAACATGGAGGTTTATCCATGACTATTAGCATTATTAATATTAGTATAGCTAAGCTCAACATCATGGGTTATTCGGTGGCTACTGTTGCAAGCAACAGCAGCCATAAGCTTACTAGCTTAACTAGTCTTACTAGTACCATCAGGCTCAATAGGAGATTCTCCACGAACTCCACTTTGAGTTAGAGCAGTATTAATACCACGAGCGATACTTTTTAATTCACCATTAATAACAATTCTAAGTTTATCAACAACGGCATGCACTTTATTAATATCATTAGCATTACCATTAGTGGTTAAATTAGTAATAGCAAGAGGAATATTAGCATCAGCTTGATAAAGTTTAGTAAGTTCAATAGAAGTAATAGAATTATCATTCTCAACTTCAATAGTAGTAATAATACGATGTACTTTCATGATGTTTAATATTAGGACAAGACTTATCAGAACTTACAGCTAGTTTATGATTGACAAGTCTTATCAGACTGTTAAGTTCGTTTGCTGCAATCTATTTAATGTTGATAATGAGCATTTCCATGTTGAACACTAGCAACAGCATCAACAAAACTATTGTTGATAACATCAGTGCTACCAACCCGAAGGTCAGTAGCACCATGTTCATTAGAATGGCAAATCGTCATCATTCATTGCAGTAGCAACAAAACTAGCCGCTTTAGCTTTAGCCTCACGCTTGGCAGCAATGGCAGCACGAGCATCCTCCATAATCTGCTTGACAAGTACATTATATGCACCAACAAGAACAGGGTCAGCAGGCTGTTCGATACCTACAATATGATATACATATCGGTCATAATCCACAACATTGTAAAGATTGTCTTTACGAGTAAATGGATTACGGTCTTGTACACCAGCAGGTACAAACTGGCAAAGAACTTTGGCAGCAACACCAGTCAGATACATACTAGCAAAGCCAGCTTCAGCAGCTTCACCAACATAGTTGACAAATCTACCGTAGAACTTGTCTTTGCGCATTACAAGCAGTATCTGATTGAATGGCATCTGAATAGCACCAAGCATACCCATTCGATGTGTACCATCAGGCATACTTTGAGCACCTTTGACAGGACTAGCAATAGTAACAAACGCATTGAGATAAGATTTGCCATTACGACCTGTACGTTCTTGACAATCAATATTAGTAATGACAGTAGTCATTACATAACTATGACCATCAGTACAGATGCGTCTAACAACATCATCAATGGTTTCCACTTGCGCAGAACTTTGGTTATCTGTATCAACAGTAGGTTGAACAGGTTGGTTAACACTCTCAGGAGCAGCAGCAGCACCTTGTGCAGCTTGTGATAAATCTTTAACGTCTGGCATGACTATTAAGTATTTAATTACGCTAATCAGTAGCATTACTGACAGTTGTTTTCGTTTCAACTGCAAAGTATTTAATGTTGATAATGAGTAGCATCATCTAGTAGAGATTAATCTCTACTAAGATAACTAACAATAGCCGATAGTATTCCAAATACAACAGCAGTAATCTGTTCATCACTAGTTGGCTCTACTTTCAATGCTAGTATGATAGCTGGCATCATCAGTATGATTGCAACTAACAACAATGGTTTGTTTGTTTTCATAATGATTGGTATTAATAGTTAGTAATGTAATGAGATGAATAATCTCAATGTATTTAATGTTGATAATGAGAGCGAGAACTTTACTTTCTCCTAGAACTTGACGGGGGTAGTCAAGACGAGTTTAATGACCCACCCCTTATACTCACTAGCCTCACCAAAACATTAATATACATTATTTTCACTCTAATTATTACCATTACTATCATTTTCACTATAACTCTCATTATAACTTTTCATTTCATTTTCATTATCGTTACCTTTATTACCTTTATCTTCATTATTTCCATTATCTTCGCCCTCATCTTTATAATTATCATCATTTTTATCATCGCATTTAACTCAGTCTTCACTAATATCTATAACTTCAGTTGCATATAAATCTTTATTAGCAATTACAATACCTTTATCAGTATCATTTTTAAATAAAACAAATTTATCAATTATAAGTCTATCTTTATCATCAAAAGTTTTTATTAATTTAGCTTCACTAATAATATTAATAAGTTTGTTAACATCACCTCTAAATATGTAAATAGGATTAACAACATAAATATTTCTAATATTA